ACATATCCTAATGGAAAAAGATACTTTACTACCGAAAGTATTATCGAAATAATCTTCACTTTAAGTAAAACTGTTAGCATTAATGTAGCGTTAAACAAATTAACTCTAAATATTACCGATAGCATAACAGTCCCTGCTTCAGTCATATCTGATAATTTAACATTTAGATATACTGTACAAGCAAATCAAAATATACCTGATGGTATCTTAATAGAAGATAATAAAATACATTTATCTAGTGGGAAAATTACTGATAATATTGGAAATAATTTAATATTAACTTATACTGGTGTACCAGCTAATAGCCTGTTTATTATTGACGCAAAAAACCCAACCCTAACTGGTATCGAAATAAAATCTTCTACTAATAGTAAAATTTATCAGGATATTAACGATATTAAAAATAATAAATATTTTAAAGACGATGGATCTATTACTTTCACACTGAACATATCCGAAAACATCAAGGTTACTGGAACACCAAAATTAAAAATGAATACTAAAGTGCTAGATGCGTCTAGTGTTCCTAAAGACACATTTACCAATAAATTAGATTTCGTATACAACGTAGAAAAAGATGATAACTTCCCGCATATATATATACCCGAAAATCCATTAATTGTAGATACTACCGGTGGTGTGAAGATTCAAGATTATGCTTTAAATGAACTTAATCCAAAATTAGTCCGCCAGGATTTCTCAGGTTATATTGTTGACACAAAAATACCAACCCTAACTAGTATCGAAATAAAATCTTCTACTAATGGTAAAAATTATCAGGATATTAGCGATATTAAAAATAATAAATATTTTAAAGACGGCGGCTCTATTACTTTCACCCTGAACATATCCGAAAACGTCTCGGTTAATTACGAATACGTTACTGGAACACCACAAACACTCATGATTGACTTGGAAATAAACCCAAACGATAATGTTCCAGGACCCAAACCGAATGATGTTTGGTATCAAACTTTTACCTCAATATATGATTCCAAACTAAAAAAAATTGCATTTTACATTCTTAATACTGGAAACAACGCTAAATTTAACATCTATATTAAACAGGGTGAAGGAACTGACGGCAACATCTTAAATCAGGGCACTTGGAACATGGATACGACTAACCTTTCATATACATTTACGGGTAAGTGGGCAGAATATACTATTACTGACACTGTTTATTTAACTAAAGACGCTATATACACAATTCAATTAACAGCAGACGAAAACTATACATCAGGTTTTCCTGTGGTAGATAATATCAATTATGGCAATTATTTTTCTTATCCTTCTTGGGGATACACAAAACCAGGTCTAGGTGGTGCGAATGGTTATTTAGCGACGAAAGTTTGGGTGGTAAAACCATCACAACCAAAATTAAAAATGAATAATAAACTGCTGGATGTGTCGAATGTTCCTAAAGACACATTTACCAATAAATTAGAGTTTGTATACAACGTAGAAAAGGATGATAACTTCTCGCATATATATATACCCGAAAATCCATTAATTGGAGGTGTTAAGATTCAAGATTATGCTTTAAATGAACTAAATCAAACATTAGCTCGAAATGATTTCTCAGGTTATATTGTTGACACAAAAATACCAACCCTAACTAGTATCGAAATAACATCTTCTACTAATAGTAAAAATTATCAGGATATTAGCGATATTAAAAATAATAAATATTTTAAAGACGATGGCTCTATTACCTTCACCCTCAACATATCCGAATACATCCAGTTAATTGCACTACAAACACTCATGATTAACTTTAATCATCCAAATAGTGCTATTGGTGGACCCACCACACCGGATGATGTTTGGTATCAAACTTTTACCTCAATATATGATTCCACACTAATATATTTTGCGTTTAGTGCTAATGGAAACTTTACAGCTAAATTTAACATCTATATTAGACAGGGTGAAGGAACTAACGCCCCCATCTTACATCAGGGTACTTGGAACTTTGATAGTAATCTCGCTCCACAAACAGATACAGGGTGTAAGTGGGTAGAATATAATATTACTGACACTGTTAATTTAAGGAAAGATGCTATATACACAATTCAATTAACAGCAGACAAAGACTATGGTTCCCAGTTTTCCCTGAAAAATCCAAACGATGTGAATGATGGCAGTTATTTTTACTTAAACGGGAAGTCAGGTGATTTAGCGATGCAAGTTTCGGTGGTAAAACAACCATCACTACCAAAATTAAAAATGAATACTAAAGTGCTAGATGCGTCGAGTGTTACTACCACATTTACCAATAAATTAGAATTTGTATACAACGTAGAAAAAGGTGATAACTTCCCGCATATATCTATACCCCAAAATGCGTTAGATACTACCGGTATTAGGATTCAAGATTATGCAGAAAATGAGCTTACTACTCCTCCAACTTTAGGCTCCCAGGATTTCTTAGATTATATTATTGACACAACACAACCAACATTAAGTAATTTTACAATTCGAACTAGTAAAGAGCCTACAAATGGTTACTATATAATTAATGATATCATTTATTTCGATGTGGATGTAGATAATACGGTAATATCCCAATATTTTTCCACTCCACAAACTATTTCCACCCCCCAACTTCCATTTATTACTCTTTCTGTAGGGTCTAATAACAGAAATGCAATTATATCAAATGGTAATTATACTAATAAATTAACTTTTAGTTATACTATTAAAGAAGGCGACTATGACGATAATGGTATATCAATTCTTCTTAAAAGTGGTACATTAATTGAGTATGTTGATCCTTCCACATTCATTACTGATCTGGCTGCTAATCCTCTTAATAGAGAATATAGTTCCACATTAACAAATGATAATTTTGTTGTAAATAATACATCAATCCATCCAACAGTAAATTACAAAATAGATGCGGTACAGAGAGTTATTACCGATTTTCAAATTACAGGCAATGGAAATCAATATCAAAACACCTATGGAGTAAATAGCGTTCTATCTTTTACCTATACTTTTAATCATCCAGTAAAAATAATTGGCTCTCCTAAATTAAAAATAATTTTAGGTATTAATGTAAAAACAATCGATTATCACTCAGGTAGTAATACAAATAAAATTACCTTTCAATATACAGTTGTTGAAAACGATTTTACAAATAGTGGAATTGAAATACCCTCAAATCCTTTTGTGATAGATGATACTAATAAAATTGTATCATCGGTTGATAGCAGAGATGCGAAAGTCACTCCCCAAAATGTATCTAAGAATCCTAATTTTAAAATAGATGCGGTATTCCCCACTATTACGACTATAGGGGTCAGTGGTTCTGGTGTATCTAATATACATACTCAAAAAGATAAAAATAGTGGATATTTCAAAAATGACAATGTAATTAATATCACAGTTAATTTCTCTAAGCCAGTTGTTATAAGTCCTTATACAAATTGTAAATTATTTATTTTAACAGATAAGTTTACTACAAATAATCTACCCGTTCAACCATTTAATGAAAATAGTATCAATGACTTTAATCAATCACAAATATTCAAAATAAAAATAAATACAGCGATGGGTGACTCCATCAACGGTTTAAGTATTTATAGAAGCCCATCTCCCTCAAACCAACTACTATTTTTAAACAGTGGTACATCTATTACAGATAGATATGGGAATCCTAGCATCTTAAAATATAACCTTGATTTTACGAATTATACAAACATGCCATTATATAAAATACTTGTCACAAACCCTTATCTAACATCGTTAGATATTATTACATCTGGTTCTACTACAAGCTATTCAAATATTTATCCAATTGGTAGCATAATAAAATTTAAATATACATTTAGTCGAGTAGTATATGTTACAGGGATTCCTGTGATACAAATAAAACTAGGAACAACTAGTAAGACTATTAATTACGAACAGGGCTCTGAAACCAAAACTCTTACATTTACATATACTGTTGTTGAAAATGATATAGATACAGATGGTATACAATTATCTACTATTGCAAATAATGCCAAATCTTACTTAATTAATGATGGTCAGATTACAGATATAGTAGGTAATTTGGCTGTTTTAGATAAAGATGAAAACTTTTATATAGGAAACAGTAACAGTTAATAAATAATTAATACTTCGGACATATTTTCATATAAATTTATATATAATATTAATTTATGAATGAGTACTGTAAAAATAACTGATTTAAATGTTATAGAAAAAAATCCATATATTCAAAATGATGTACTCAAGTTTAAAATTACACTAGATAATACAGTAATTGGATATAAAAAATCTAAACCATACCTGGTATTTACACTAAATAATAGTATTTATAAGTGTGCTTTATTAATCACAAATTCCGACCAAACAAATGAATTAGAATTTGGTTATACTATTCTACAAGGTGACCTTGATTTATTAGGAATAAAATTGGTAAGTAATTCTAATGGAGAAATAATTTATTATGGTGACCCCTCGTCAAAAATAACAGGAACTAGTGGAGATCCTTTGGATACTAAGTTTAGTAATACATTACCTGTTATAAAAATAGATACTCGTGGCGAACCTATAAACTATCAAACTGCTAATTATAAAATTCCTATTAAAATAAATAGTAACCCGTTAAATATCAATGCGACAAATCAAACTATTGATTCGTACTTTTCTTTAGCAGAAGCAAGTAAGCCTATTGAAGATGCCAAGGTGTTTGCCAAAAAAGCTACTATTGATAAAATAGAGTTTAGTCCAGACAGAAAAGCAGGGAGTATAACCCCAGGAGATACTGATTATTATAAACAAGGAGATACAATTAGTGGGAAAATAGAGTTTACCTCTGTATGGGATGGTTATCCGGACGCATTCGCGAATGGTATATTAAGCACTTTAAGTACCACTCCTAAAGTAAAATTAGTAATTCAAAGTAGGACATCTCCTATAGAATTAAATTGTAGTCTTAGCACTGATAAAAACAGTTTATCATTTAATTATACAGTACAAAATAACGACAATGATAGTGATGGTATTACCATTCTCACCAAAAAATCTGCTAATAATGATAACGAGTTGGATATAATATCTTCCAGTAATATATCAGATATCTATGGGAATCCTGTAAGTTTTATTGTTCCTAACACAATTGACTTATTAAATATGCCAAAATATAAAATAAAAACGTCTATTACAAAAATTAAGGTAGTGGATTTAAGTAATACCCCGGATGGGATTCTGGGTCAAGATGCGTCCACCTTAAATGCATTATATAAACCACATTATTATACCATAAATAATAAAATAATAATAGATTATTATTTTGATAGTAACATTTACTTCAAATCTCCGCAAACCGCAACCGACATGATTCTTCCTATCCAACAAGATAATCCTTTAGATGAGATAAAAATAAATAATCCAATAATAACACGTTCTCCACCAGAGTCGGAAACTTGGTCTTGGACATACAATTCTAACACAATTAATTTAAATACAGTTGGTTCTAAATTAAGATTTGAATATATAATTGGTGGAAATCAACAATCGCTTACCAAGTTGGGTCTTTCGAATCTCAAAGACTCAGTATTGATTGATGAAGCAGGGAATTATGTTAATACACAATATTTATCTACTGATGCATTATTAGCAGGGAAACACAATCAATTTAGTTATTTTAACCAAACAGCCCATAACTCGCTTTTAAGTATGTACCGAATAGATACTATTCCTATCAGTATTGAAAAAATAAATGTGAGTATATCTAATTTTGTTCCTGGAGCAGAAAAGCAGACAGAAACTGTGTTTAATAAATATACTGTAGGAACAAGTATTACATTTAATCTAACTTTTAGTAGAGAAGTGTATATTAAAACAGTATCTGACGACGAAGCAAAGTTACGAATAAAAATAGGATATGAAACAAGAAGTGCTACAATTAAAGGATATGAGAATGGGAATAATAAAAAAATATTATCATTTGTTTATTCTATCATTCAGAATGATGTTGGTGATAATATATCTGTTTTAATAGGAAATAATAATTTAACTTATTTAGATGGGGTCCAAATCGGTGATGACAATGTTTATACTGGTGGTGGTATTACAAGTGTTGGTAGCATTAATGTTAGTAAAAAAACACCAAATGACATTAATTATATTCCTTATGATAATACTAAACCACAAACCGAAATATCACAAAATCACGGAATTATACCCTATAAAATAGATACACTTAAACCACGGATAAAATCAGTTACCATAACTAATGATAGTACAACTTTGAAACTTATGGGTATTAATAATATTATATATATTAGAATTAATTTTGATTTTGAGTTACCAGCAAAAGATGAAGACCCGCCTAATTTGTTAGCCGATAAACGTATAAAAATATTAAAAAACACCGAAGACCCTAAATTAAAATTAAACTTGGTTCATAATCAAATACATAGATATGCTTTATTTAATAAAGAATTATCAAAACCCTCTGATAACTTTTTGATATTTAGTTATACAATACAACCAGGAGATGACACAGACAGTTTTAACTATAATTCAGCCAATGCTTTTGAGAGAAATCCCGATAATTTTATTATTTCTGATCAAGTTGGAAATATACAAACTGATTACGAGTTACCACCAGAGAATGGTTTTAATGATATTAAGAGTTTAGGAATTACTATAAATACTAGTATACCTGATAAAAATTTATTAGACGAAGCTCTCCCAGCTTTAATAAGTGGAAGCGTGACATTAAACTTGGATTTTACCAAATTAGACGATGCTAAAAAAAATCTAATTGTGACAGATTTAGCCAAAGAATTGGATGGTATTGACGAAAGTTTAATCACAAATGTCACTTATGAACGAGGTAGTACTGTAGTAAATTTTAAAGTAAATGTTGCCAAATTAAACCCAAACAAAATCACTGCAATTAAAGCAGTAAATCTAAAAAATAAAACGATTGCTGGTAGTACAGTCACTAGTAGCTCGGTATCAGAAACAGACACAGTAAAACCTTTTACTGATATTAATTTAGCAGCAGTCCCTAATTTACAAAATTATACCTATTGGATTATACCTAGCGATATAGCTATAGTCCAAAACATGCAATTTCAACAAAAAAATAATCCAGAAACTTGGACTAGAAGTGTTCAAGGTACTTCTATCATAAAATCTCCTCAAAGAGCGGGTATCTACAAGTTGTATATTATAAATCAATTTGGCAATATCTCTCAATCTGCGAATACCACAATTACGGTGTTACCACCTAGGAATCAAAATTATGTGTTTAATGTTGATAGTATAAAACGTTATCTACGATTTACAGAATTATCTATACTCAGTTCAGGAGATGAATCTAATTCTATATGGTTAGCACAAGCCGGCAAAACTACTAGCAATCAGTTTACATTACCAAGTATAAATATGAGTAAGGCTGAAAACGGTACTTCAACAAAAATAAAAACGCCAGAAGAAGAAGGAAATTATTATTTGTATATAATTGACCAATACCATAATGTATCGTCTCCTTCTAGTTTATATGTTATTGTGGATAATACTCCTCCTAATCAACCTATTGTAAGTTGGCCGACACAACCAATGAAAAATAATATAGTATATACTAAAAATACTACTTTTCAAATAACTAATAGCATTCAAACTCATGATATTATTACTAAATTACAAGTAAAAATAGGCGACCAACCGTCAATTCCACAAGACCAAATTAATTTTTTTACTATAACAGAAAATAAAGAATATGAAATTGGTGATATAAAAGTGTTTTTTTTAGATGAAGCTGGTAACGAAAGTATTCCCGCAACAAATCCACAAAAAATAAGAATAGATACAATACCTCCTCCACCCTTATTAATAGACACAGATGAAACTGGAACTTTAAACAATGACATATTAACTACAGACAGTACTAGGTTATTTTTTAAAAATATATCATTAGAGGACCAGAATAAATTAAATTATGAAGGTATAACAAGTTTTGAGTATTCAACTGATAGTGGAACAAGTTGGACTTCTAATCAATTAATTGTTAATGGTACTAATTACATTTTTTTACCACACGGTCGTTTTGTTAAAGAACAAGTACATATCAAATTAGTAGATATCGTAGGTCATATAACTGTTACAAAAAATAGTTTTATTATTATAAATGATATACCAAAAATAATATCAATTGCTTATAGTGGTGGTATAAATAAACCACCTGTCCAAATAGTAAAAGATAATCTAATATTCCCTATGGAAATAAATGGTACTGTTACCCAAGATGTAAATATTTTGTTTACAACTCATTATTTTAAAGATAAATTAGTTGTCGCAGCAGCGGAAGTTCCAGATGGTGGTTCCATATCACTAACCGGTATTGGAAATTCATATACGAAAAATGTTGTAGATGAATCTGGTTCTATAAATATCCCGAAAGGATTTATCAATAACATACCGCTTGACAATATACATCCCTTAGTGGTTACAGGTGTAAATAGTTCCAACATACCTGCTGGTGGGCAAAAATATAGACAAAGTATCACAATTCATATTACTAGAAAGCAACAAATTGGTTCTGATACAATTGCTACTGGAAACATAGATAATAAGGTATATCAAAGATTTAAAAATGTAGTTAGTATAGAAGTTAAAAATGTAATTCTTCCATTGGAAACATTGTTATTTACCCCTGATACATTAAGTATTAATACTTTAAGTTATCCATACATTTTGTTACACATTAGAGAATTCAACGATATAAACAAATCAACTGATTCACATATAGATAATGCTTTCTGTAAGTTAACTCTTCGGGATACTGGTACTGATAAAATAAATAATAATAGAATAATGTGTAATTTTGTCCCAATATCGAAGGAGAAAAAGATTTTTTCACCAAAACCATTAGATAGTTTATCTAAGATGAGTATTTATTTTACTACTCCACAGGGAAATTTATTGAGTAATGCGAATGATATTTCTAACGTGATAAAGATATCTTTATCAGAAGATAATAAAATAATTAATTTATCAATATCAAATATAGATACTATCACAAATAATCCGCAATATTTTAGTAATAAATTAATAAAACTGGGTGATTTGTATTTTTTTAAGAATATTCATATTATTAATCTAAATATCTCAAATGACCCCATCCTCAACAATATAAATAATAGTTTTATCCAGTTTTTACAAAGGGAAGAAGGTCATCGTGTTCATAGTATGGCTAATCCAGCGAACGTAATTTCAGAGTATAACAATACACTATCTTTCGAAAATTCTTTATTCTCATTATTTAATTCGAGTAATGGTACTTTTACAATTAACAATGAAACTTATACGACAGAGAAAATCAATGAATATCATAATTATCTTTCATCTTGTATCGTAATAGGATTTATAGCTAATGCTAGTTTACAACATAATATTACGCTCGATATAACTACCAAAGAATATTATATGGATTATTCAAAAAATAAGAGAATAATTTAAATTATCACACCTAATTATTAATATTTAGCTATAGTTTTCAATGTCAGACTCCAGTTGTGACCTCCAGACGCGCTGAAATCATCCACACGCAGTGTGACGATTATTTTTGAAAAAAATAATTAAATATACCATAGTTTGTCTTTAATTATAGTATTGTTGCTTTTCCAAAATGTACCATCCGGGAAAGCATATTTTTCAATGGTAGTTTTTTTTAATTCAAGTCCTAATCCGATAGTTGATGGCAATTCATAACAACCATCACGAATAGTAACGGGACTTACAAAATGTTCTTGTAAATGGTCAACATATTCTGTTATACGATCTTCAGAAGTATGAGCAATACAAATATAGTCAATGGCAGCTAAATGTGCGGCCATTTGGCACAAGCCAACTCCACCGGCGTGAGTGCAAATAGGTATTCCATATTTTTTTGCCATTAAAGCAACTACTAACCATTCATTAAGACCAGCAAGTCTATTGATATCTGTCTGCAGAATAGAAAATCCACCAAATTGAATAAATTGTTTAAACATTATTTTATTGGGACATTGTTCTCCGGTAGCTATCTTTATTGGATATAAATCTTTTAATAAATAAGAATGTGCTATAATATCATCTGGATGGGTTGGTTCTTCAATCCAATATGGATTGAACTTTTTTAAAGAAATCATATTTGTTCGTGCGTCATTATAATCCCAAATACCATTCGAATCCATCATCAACCTTTTATTCCATCCAATTTCCTTTCTTATTATAGCAGACCTAACTATATCATTTTCTAAGTCAGACCCTACTTTCATTTTAAAGTTTTTAAACCCTTCTTCTAACGATTGTTTACATTTTTGCTTAATCAAATCATTAGAATATCCTGACCAACCGATTGAGGTAGTGTATGCCTCTAATCCATCCTTTTTAATATCATTAATCCTATCATATCTAGACTCAAAGTTTTCATTAAGTAAATATAAAGCATCAGTTTCTTTAATAACGGGATCCATATAATTAAAATCTAATAAACTAATCAGCTGTTGACTAGTCATATCTGTTATTAGTTTCCAAAGTGGTTTATTTTCATATCTGGACCACAAATCCCAAATACAATTAATTAATCCTCCAGCTGCCATATGAGAAGCACCTTTATCAGGTCCTATCCAACACATTTGTTGGTCATTAGTTAATTTATTACATATTGTTCTAAAATTATCAATTATATATTGTAAGTTATTATTTTTTAGCAATGGTATATATTCATTAATAGCTGATTTTATTACAGAGTTTCCTTTCCCCAAAGTAAAAACCAAAGAATAACCATTTAATTCTATCTTATTTGTTTTTATTACAATATATATACAAGAGTAATCTGGAGACTTTGACCTAGCATCACTACCACTTAAAGTAGTTGATGTATCAAATCTGATATCTTGTAACATAATATCATCTATTAATATGGATTCCATAATATTAATTACTTTGATTTACTCTTTAAATACCATTTAAGGTAACTTGGATGAAGTAATAGAGATAATTATGATGATAATAATTTATTATTTATTTTAGGAAATAATTTAATATATACAATAATATTAAATGAGGGATATATTAGAGTTTTTAAATCAGTTAGGTGATGAATATATTAAATATATATATAATGAACCTAATAATTTTTTATCATTAAAGAAGGAAATATCAAAAAAAGGAAATGCTATTTCTGTAGTTAAATATATGAAACAAAATATAAATTATATTAGTAATAAAAATATATTATATGCGTTACGTAATATAAACCTTAAAGAGGCAAGAGGCTTACTTCATTCCAAAATAAGGCAGAGAAATAAAACTCTAGATAAAAAGACACTTAAAAACACTAAGCAGTTTGAGCATATTGTATCAGAAGGTGTAGAAGAATTAGAACACAAGAACAAAATGAAGAACATTGAAGCAGTAAATAAAATGCTCAATATTGTAGTAGATTTTATCAAAAATAAAAACTTAATTTGTTATGGAGGACAAGCTATCAACAATATACTTGACAAAAAAATACAATTTTATAAGGAAACTGATATTCCTGATTATGATTTTTTTTCAGATAATGCTGAAGCTGACGCTATAGAATTAGCTGATATATTCAACAACATGGGATTCAAACATATAGAGGTGAAAGAATCTGTTCATGAGGGTACTTTCAAAGTATTTGTTGATTTCACACCTGTCGCTGATGTAACTTTTATACCTAAATCCCTGTTTAAAAAGTTTCAAGAAGAGAGTATTGAGAAAAAAGGAATTAAATATGCGAGTCCAAAAGTACTGTTAATGGGACTATTCATAGAGTTATCTAGGCCTCAGGGTGATGTTTCCCGATGGGAAAAACTATACAAAAGACTATTATTATTAATCAAAAGCTACCCAGTTAAACCTGAGGATATGAAAGATTGTTATTTAAACACAATGGTACATTGGGGGCTACCTCCCTGCGATGTAACTGGCGAATATCCGATACAGGGAATCGCTTACTATCAAAACCATTATGGTAAATATATAAATGAAGATACTTATAATTTATTAGATAAAAAGAAAAAAACAGAATATATAAGATTAGATACTAGTGATCCCACTTTACATATGAGTTCTGCGGACAGTGATGCATTAGAAAAAATACAAGAGGATTTAGAAAATAACAATATTTCTTTAACTCAAGCTTATAATAGGAGAGTAGCCAAAATTAAAGAAATAAAAGATAAACATACGTTTCATTTTGATGAGGATAAAATGAAACATAAAAAAATACAAAATATATTGTATAACATATTATGTAAACATAATTTAATTTTTGGAGAAGACTGTTTCAATTTATATAAAAATATAGGTAATATGATGGAAAGATTGCCATCTAAATTACATATAAACAATACACTGTATTTATTATCAGAAGATTATAATGAAGATACAGATAACTTGTTAAAATTACTAAAGGACGCAAATATAAAATCTTATAAAAAAGTACATAGTGGTATTTTCGAGAGAGTTCCCAGACACAATACAGTATATAATAAAAAAGATAATACTTTGATTGCTATAATATTTGATATTGATAATAGTTGTTATTCATATCATAAATATAAAAATAAACAAATAGCGACAATAGAGACTATGTTACGTTTTTATTTTTCACTATTTTTGTTAGGTAGTTATCGTACATATATTGATATTAATAAAATAAGTTGTTGGAGTTACGAGTTATTGCGTATTTTTCAAAACAATACACTAGTGAAAACGCGTTTTTTTAATAAATTTACTAGTAATTGTATTGGAAAACAAACTGAGTTAAAAGATATTATGAAAAAAAAGTGGAATAGCAAAAAGTTTAAATATCGTCCTGAAAATAAAAAAGTAAAACGAAGCCTACGAAAAAAGGACAGTGACAGTAAAGGGAAAATTAAAAGTAAAAAAATACATGTTTAAAAGTTATATATGTATCCATAGTAATTTAATATGTCTCTATCAAAACTATTCAATTGTTTAAACATTATACAATAAATTATATATATAATGTTTAAATAATACCCCTATATTTAAATATTTAAATATATCATTTTACAATAATTCGATGGGTTGGGTAAAATGGTTCTAGATAATAGTATTATAGAGACAAAATCTATAGAATACTATGACTTTAAGTAAAATCAATATGTTTTTACTTTTACAAAACTAATTTATTTTATTAATTATATTATATACACATGAAAAATATAAAAAAAAAAACTATGGACAATAATTTTAGGAGAAAAATAATTAATAGCAAAAAAAAAAAGAAAAAACAACGGCGGAAATCTATAAAAGGGGGGTCTATTATGGAAAATAATTGGTCTGAGTTTACTTTACCTCGTACAAGAGGAGAGCCTGATAGGTTTTTCATTAATTTCATTAAAAACGAATATTATATAAAAATTATTAGAAGAAATGGAAAAGAAGAATATTATAGATGGATTCCAGATATTTCGGGAGAAGATGAAGATGGAGAATGGTTACTTTTACCAGAATATCCATCATCTAATAAAGAAGATAAGCTTACTGGAGTTGGAATGCCCCATCCTAACAAATTAATTCCCCTGAGCAAGGGATACACAGAACTGCGGGACTCAGGAAGTAGTGAATAGCGAGGGTGTCAGTCTGCCCTCTGAACGTCGATAGGAATCCAGATATCTACCTAGATATAAAATCCCTCTATTTTGCTTTTATCTTCCACCTCTATTTTTTTATTATCCATAAATACTTGGTATGCTGATTTCACATCTTCGATTAAGATTAATTTTCTATCTTTTGATGACAAAGGAGGGAGGTTAATAATTCGTTTTGAATATGCCGTTTTACATTTGTGTACTAAAGTTTCCATATCACCACCATTATATTGAAAACTTTCACGATGAGTTTCGAAAAACTCCGATAGTTCTGGGTTATCAACACAATTCCAATTGCTATCATGTACTTTTTTAAGAAAGATTTGTTTAATTTGTTCTGAGGAATAATCTCCTATTCTGAGACGATAAGGAAAACGTCTTTTCAATCCTTCATTCATTGAAAAGAAGTATTTATCTAAACTATCAGCATAACCTGCAATAATACAAATCATTTCATTTTTATTTTCCGATAAATGAGCATTTAGTGTATTAACACATTCTCTTGAATATGAATCTTTACTACTTTCATCGTCACCGATACTATAAGCTTCATCTATAAACAAAACCCCATTTTTAGCACTATCCAATACTTTTTGTGTTTTGATAGCAGTTTGTCCTAAATATCCACCAATAAGGTCACTACGTTTAGCAATAACAAAATTGTCTACATCTGTACCATTATTACGATATTTTTGATACATCTTACCTAAAATTTTTGCTACTTCGGTTTTACCAACACCTGGTGGTCCCTCGATAACTGTATGAAGCATATCATTATCTACATCTGCTAGACCCTGAAGATAATATGTCATAATATCGAATACGCTTTGTTTAATATCACTGATACCTATCATTTGATTCAATTTATTAAGAGAATCTTCCATTGATTTAATTAAATCAATATCAATGTTATATTTTTTATTTTCCTTTTTAAGAGAATCATAGCATTGGCAAATCTTAATTAAATCATCTAGTGTTTCTATAGAGAAAGGAACATTATCTTCTGGAGTTTGATTTTTAAAATCATTAGATAATTTAGTATCTACATTTTTCTCTGCTTCTTTAACTGGCTCCTTCATTTGTGTTAGTATCTTCCATATTTGTTCATCCAAAACTATATCAGAGGGATTAGTATTATGTTGGTTATCATTATTAGTGGATGGATTAGAATAATGATAGTAATCATTCGGATAATAAGGAGGATAATAATTATAAGGTGAATAATATGAATAATTCATATTATTATATCCATCATAGTAAAAGCCCGGATAATTATATCCGGAATAATTATTATAGTAATTTCCTACTGTCCTATGCTTTTTAATTTTTTTCTTATTGACATTTTTTTTATTATTATTAACATTTTTCTTATAGGAATAATTTTTATTACTCTTATTTTTGAAACGAAATGATTTACTCTTGTTATTATAATTTACGTTTTTGTTATAAGTCATCTTTGCCAATCTGTATCACCCGATTTATATTTTTGGGGGATTATATAGAAATCAATTTTTTATGAAAAATTATAGATTTTATATGCAATTTTTAAATCATTTAATAATTAAACCTACTACTGGATTTTATTAGTTAAATAATCTCTAATATCAGTGTGTCCTTCTCTAATACAATCATCTAATGGTGTGTTAGACCATCTATCTTTAGTATCTATTGGGATTTTACAGGTATCTACTAAATATTTTACGATATCCATTTTCCCTTCGGAACAAGCTAAATGTAAAGGAGTTCTACCATCATAATCGGGTGTATTTAAGTCAATTCCTCTCATATAAAGTGAGTGAAGAGTATGATAATCTCCATTGGCTGCCGCATAACAAGCAAGGGTAAAATTATCTGTTTCATTTGTAGTATTTCCAATTCTAGGATCTAATTTATTGTGATTAGGAATAATATTATCATATTGATGGAAATTAAACTTTTCACATAATAATTTACAAAACTCAATGCCTTGTACACTGTTTCCGTGTGAATCCAATCGAGGTGACCAGATACAAGCACCTAATATACCAGGTACAATAATCATCACTGCTCCGGATACTCCCGATTTGGCGGGTAATCCAATGGTAAAGGCAAACTCACCAGAATAATCATACATACCACAAGAATACATTAAGGATAAACAATTTCTAACCGTTTCTGGTTCCAAAACTTTTTCACCTGTGATGGGACATACTCCTCCATTGGCAAAGGTAGATGCAACAATTGACATACTATAACAATTCATTTCAATCGAGCAGCATTGGAAATAAAACTCTAAAACATCATTAATATCAGACCCTTCTGGAAATCCAACTTTTTTGTGTTGATTTATTTCCCTCATAAAATAAGCTAACGCATAATTTCTATCCGCAGTCTTTTTCTCTGACAAATAAGTAGGATTACTAAAACTGACCTTACTTACTTTACCAGAAAGTTCTCCCCATTTATTTAATACATAATCAAATCTATCTGCTGGTACTGCCTCCCGTTGAATAAGAGAACTAGTCATTATTGCTCCCGAATTAATAAGTGGATTATGAGGTTTATTATATTTATTTAATACCAACTCATTAAATCCTCTTCCGCTGGGCTCCCTTCCTACATAGTGATGAACTTCATCCAAACCATTTTCTTCTAGTGCTAAAGCATAATTAATAGGTTTGCAGCACGACTGTACGCAAAAAGACTCATTTACGTCTCCAATAGAATACTGTTGACCATCAATAGTAGATATACTTATTCCACATTTGTTTGGGTCTATTCTAGCTAATTGAGGTATATAATCGGCTACATGTCCGTCTGTAATTTGTGATATCTTCTCATATATATCCAAAATAGAATAGGTAAAATCTTTAAAATCAGGGATAATTAATTGTCCACTCAATACCTTATCTATTAATACAATAGAAGGCTCTATGCACTCAATAAATTTATCTAAATCCATAAAAGGATGTTCAATATCCAATTCGTTTAATTTATTTAAAGTTTCATCAATCCGGGGATCTGTTTTCACAATACCATTAGTACTTAAAAAAAATAATAGTTTTTCTTTAGAAAGTTGAGAATTATCCCCTCTTAATGTGTCAAAATATCTAGAATATTTTTCTTTTTTGTCCATCTTAGTAGAATAATATTTTACATATTTTTACTTTTAAATATTGTTACTTTATTTTGCTTATTACGTGTCTTATAAAAAAAAGGTCCTAACGAGATTCGAACTCGTGTTACTGGAATCAAAATCCAGTGTGATAACCCCTACACTATAGGACCATAACATTATGCTTTTAAAAGTCGCACTACCACTATGCTACATTAGACGAATCTAATGGTAGGAATCGAACCTACGTCAACCGGTTAACATCCGAAATAAATTGCTGTTAGCATAATTGGAAAAAATGCTGAAGGTGGGATTCGAACCCACGAAGCCGTAGCAGTAGAGCTTAAGTCTACCCCCTTTGACCGCTCGGGAACCTCAGCTTATAAGTATGTAATTTGTTAATATTATAAATATTGTAATCATTATGCTTTTAATAGAATACTAGTAGGGTATTTTTATTTAGTTAGCTGTTAGCATAATTGATTTCATTGTGCTTTTGAGATACATAAAAGGTATTTTTTTAGTTAGCTGTTAGCACAATTGTATATTGCTCACTGGCGGGCTCGAACCGCCGACCTCCGCGTTATAAGCACGTTGCTCTACCAACTGAGCTAAGCGAGCGGGATGCTGAAGGTGGGATTCGAACCCACGAAGCCGTAGCAGTAGAGCTTAAGTCTACCCCCTTTGACCGCTCGGGAACCTCAGCGTTTGAAGTTGTTCTAGATTTTTTTTTTGTGTCATTGTGCTTTTGAGATACATAAAAGGTATTTTTTAAGTTAGCTGTTAGCACAATTGTATAT